TCTAGATAAAATGCCTAGTAACACCGTTCGCGTGTCAATGGATAGCGCTTTACCTGGTGGTAGCGGCAACTCTTCAGCAAATCACAACGTTATCGACGGCATATTTAAAGCCGGCTAATAACTAAAACCGCGAGGGGTTAACGCCCCTCTTTTAATAACTTTTCGGAGATAAACGAAAATGCAAACTTCAGTAAATATAAATCAAGCGGTTGGCGTTGTTGGCGACATTATGATTAATGGCCCGCAACGCGGCCAACCAGGTATTTTGGCGTCAACCGACGCAGCGAAAAACGTAATCGGCCGCGCCGCTTATCATGTTGCAGATAGTGACCTAGAGGTTACAGTTGGCGACACTACCCAAGGCGACGTTTTAGCGGGTATTCTTGCGAATGCTAAGGCTTACGCCTCTTACGGTACGGCGGCAGACGGACCACTAGCGCCAACGTTGACGCTAGCCAATAACGTTAATATTGAACTATTAACCATGACTTCGGGCGTATTAGTTAATCTGACTAATGTTAATGCGAGTAATCCGCGTATCGGTTGGTTGGTTGGCTCTTTGATTGCTGACGGCACATTACGCGCCTTCGTAGATCAGGCGGCGCTAGATGCGGCGACGACATACCAGGCCGTACCGGTTGGCGTTGTAGTACGAAATAACGTTGAAGGCTCAACAGCTAACGGCGTTTTGGCAATCATGCAAATGGGCGGCTAAGCGCTACCTTTAAACCTTAGCTTTTCGGAGTATTAAAAATATGTATAACACTATTGAACGTTCACATTTTACACCGCGCGAGGTTGCCCCGGTTGTAATGACAGGCGACGCGCAAATACAGGCGGTTTGCCAGGCTTACGACCACCTTTGCAATTACGGCATAAACCTACAGGCTTCGCACATTGATGCAATGATGCGCCAAGTTAATTCAATGCACGAAGCAATGGGCCAAGATAGCGCGCTACAAGCACCGACAACGACGGGCTCTATTGCGTCGCCAGTTCAGTTCTTGCAAGCTTGGCTACCTGGTTTCGTTGAAATCATAACAGCGGTTCGCCGTATTGACGACTTGATTGGTATCACCAACCAGGGCGATTGGGAAGACGAGCAGGTTGTGCAGGGCGTACAAGAAGTAATGGGCACAGCTACCCTTTACACTGACTACGGAAACACCAACCAATCAGATTGGAATCTAGAATTCGAGACGCGCAATATTGTTCGTTACGAAATGGGTATTACGGTTGGATCACTTGAGCAAGCACGCGCGGCAAAAGTTCGAGTTGATGCGGCACAATCCAAACGAGGCGGCGCGGCGCGTGAGCTTGAAATATTGCGTAATAGCGTTGGTTTTAACGGCTTCAATGGCGGCGCAAACCGTACTTATGGCTTTCTAAACGATCCAAATTTGCCGGCTTACGTTACCGTTGCAGATGGCGCGGGTGGTACGCCTCAGTGGTCTACTAAAGACTTTCAAGAGATTAAAAACGATCTTTTGGTTGGCTTCCAAACATTAAGAACGCAATCTAGCGAACGTGTCGACCCTAAAGCGGATATGATCACGTTAGCCGTTGCTACAAACGCGGTTGATTACCTGGAGCAAGTAACCGACTTTTCGGTTAGTGTTGGTGATTGGCTTAAAAAAGCATATCCAAAATGCCGTGTTACTTCGGCGCCGGAGCTTAACACCGCAAATGGCGGCGTCGGCGTATTCTACATGTACGCGGAATCGGTTCAGGATAGCGGAAGCGACGACAGCCGCACATGGGTTCAAGTTGTACCGACTAAATTTAAAACTTTAGGCGTTAACCAACAAGAAAAAAGCTATAGCGAGGCGTACAGTAACGCAACGTCAGGCGCATTTCTTAAACGTGCATACGCGGTATATCGCGCAAGTGGTATCTCGTAAGCACCGTAAGACAGGGCTTTAGCCCATTGTAAAAAGTGGCCCCCTAGTTGGGGGCCATCTATTCAAAGTTAAATACAAGTATCAATAAATTCCGGGGTGGAATTAGGAAAATTATTATGTCTGATAAAAAAAATATTGAAGGTTTTGGAACGGTCAAAGGTTCAATTCACAGCACTCAAGCTAAAACCCTTTACGCATATAGCACATTAGCAAGCGATCAATATTATAGGCTATACGGGAAGCCCATAGAGTATAGAGGCGGCAAAAAACCGGGCCCACTTTTGGCCGAAGTTCGCATTGCAGGTAAGGCGGGCGTGATGAATAAAACCAATATGATTACGCCAAAAGGTGTTGTTACGCCAATTAGTGCCGAAGAGGCCGAGGTTTTATGCGAAATTTCTTGCGCTAAAATTCACATGGAAAACAAATACTTGGTTATTGAAGAAAAAGGCAGTACCGACCAAAAGAAAGTGGACGAGTTTGCAAGCTCCAACCTAGAGAGAAACGACCCAAGCGCCCCACTTAGCGAAACGGAAGTTAAGGCGGCAACGGGAGAAAAGATTAGCGTTTCAACCGGTAAAGATATACCAGGCGAAATTTAGGGGTTTTAAGTGTCTATTGATATAGCAGCCTTTCGCGCACAATTCCCGGCGGACGATTACCCACAGTTTAGCGCGGCTAATATGCCCGACGAAGTGGTTACGGCTTACGGTGATATGGCGCTTTGCTATATCAATGAAGGCGAATATTTAAGCGGCGCGTGTTGGGTTTGCGCTTGGAATCTAATGACCGCCCATTTATACACCATTAACTTAATGACCATTTCAGGCGAAGCGGCCACTATTGTTAAGTCGACAACCGTTGGCGAAGTATCTATAACAATGGTCCCACCGCCGGCCAGTGAAAAAAGCATGTACGCATGGTGGTTGAATTCTACGGCGTTTGGCACGTTGCTAAGCGCTAAGCTTTCGGTACTTGGCGCGCGTGGTATTTATTCGACTTATAGCACCGGTTGTGGCGCATTTAGAGCGGCGTTTAGGTAATGGCTAAGGTTACGCGCCAGGTTATAAAATCTAGCGCGAATGGCCTTAATAATTTATTTTTACTTGATAACCTAGATTTAAAAATTGGTTGGTTTGAGGGTAACGCTTACGAGAACGGAAACACAGTGGCCACGGTTGCGGCCAAACATGAATACGGGCTAGGCGTACCGCAAAGATCATTTATACGGCCAACAATGGCGGCCTATCATGCGCGTTGGCGTTGGATGTGGGAACACGGCGCGAAGGCCATATTAAACGAGGCGGAAACGCCGGAGTCGTTTTTAACTAAGCTTGGCGAAGACGCGCGCGGCGGCATACAAGATGGAATAAGGGCGGTTAAGTCGCCACCCCTTGCGCCATCCACCATAGCAGCCAGAAAGGATAAAATGGCCGACACAGCGACAACCGGCCTATTAACTAAGCCGCTTATTGATACTTCGCAAATGATTAGCACAGTAACTTATAAAATAGAGGCGAATTAAAATTAGCACACCAGGCTCAAATATATTAAGCGCGGCCTTAAAGCATATTAAGCCGACGCCATTTAATTACCTGGAATTTTACCGGAACGTAAAGCGACCGGACGGCGTTTTAATACCCTACTTTCGCCCGGCTATTTTAACAAGCGGAAGCATTCAAGCCGTACAGCGAAGCATGTACAAGCAGTATAAATTATCTTTTGAAAAAAAATATATTAAGGTTTACACCACTACCGGCATAAAAGCCATTGATAGGGATAGGCCGAGCGATTTAATGGAATATAACGGCGGGCTATGGCAAGTGGTAAAAGATACCGTTTGGCAGCCAATCGACGGTTGGACCCAATGCGTAATGGTTAGACTACATGACACGCCGCCAACCAAGACCGCCAGTTTTGCCAACACTAAAGGCATGACGCGAACAGACAATAATTTTACGGGCCAATTAACGGCAAGCTCAACAGAAGCCGAGCCCGTAACGTGGTTTAATGACTTGAGGCCGCAAGACGGGCTAATTTATGGCGTTTATTTTTCTATTGATGTAGACGCCTTCCAGGATGCTAAAAGCTATTTGGCCGGGTTTGTTGATGAAATAGATTTTTCAGAAGAAACAAGCGCCGCCCTTTCGGATTCATTGGCCGCCGAAATAACCATAAACAATTCTATTACCGGCGACATAGATATTAATATTGGTAATTTTGTGGCCGCCGAATTAATCGGGCCAATCAATATTTCTTATGTAAGCCAGGAATTATGCCTAGCTACCGACGGCGTAACATTGCAACTTTATATAGACGGTACGCTAGAGCTTGATTATACGCCGTCAACGGCAATCGCAAGCGTTGTTGATGTATTTACCTATCTAATTCAAAGCGCCGGCACAATAACAGACAGAGCCGCCACGCCTTCCCCTTTAACGATCATTGACGAGCCCGCAAGTATTGTGGCGGGTGTAAATCAATTGAAAGCGGTTGCAGCATGAAAGATTATGATTTATTTGTATTTTTTATAGCGTTGCTTAACGAGGGCTTTACTCACATGGGCGCCGATTGCGAAGTTGAGCAAGGCTACCAACCTTCGAGCCAGGGCGCTAACTCAAAAAACGCCGTTTACATTGCTAAGCCTATGAACGCCCAATATGGTTGGACCGGGCAACGAACAGAATATAACGAAGCCAACGACAATTTCGACATTTCAAGCGACACTATGATGGCCCCCACTTTTCAAGTATCATCATTGGCAGCGGTAAACGATGATTTATCAATTGAGGGCGTTTTAACTTCAGATGATTTAGCGGTAATGGCCTTACAGTGGCTTCAATCTGATTACTCAGTATTAAAAATGCAAGAAGTCGGATTAGGAATCGAGAGAATAAGCGTGGTAAGACCCGGCTTTTTTACTGGCGACAAAGACGACTATCTAAATTCGCCAACGTTTGATTTTAAGCTAACATACACTAAGACACTTGCCTTTACGGTTGAAAAGTTAACGGGTGTAATTTTAAACATTAACAGAGTATAGAGGTTTCAAAAAATGCCTATTCCATTTAGTAATTATATTGATATAGATTCGGCCGTGGCCGGGGCCGCCGTTATACCTGATATTGATTTAATGGCGCGTATTGTAACTAAAAACCAAGACTTACCGGGCGGCGTTGTTCGGGTATTTAATGATCTTGACGACATAGCCGACTTTTTCGGCACCGCTTCGCAAGAGTATTTAATGGCGCTACCTTACTTTACATTTCAAAGTAAGAACGTAACCACGCCGGCAAATATCAGCTATGTATTATGGGAGGATAGCCCGACACCTTCAACAATTACAGGCGACGAAGCAACAACCGACGACCTAGCAACACTACAAGCAATAACCGCCGGAAGCCTTGAAATTGTTGTAAATAACGTTGTTTCAAAT